TGCTGAAGTTGGTAAGCCTCGTGGTGATCGCACATTGCCTGTTAGTGCTACGCTAACACCTACACCAGAAGGCCCAGAGCGTCCTCCTGTTACCAAGCCTGCTACTCAGGTATATGGTGAGATGGAGCCTCCTGCTCCCGGTACTTCAGGTAGACCTCCTGTGGTTGAACCTCCCCCTCCAGTGGAACCTCCTCCTGTAGAAGTTGAACCACCTACTCCAAGTACTGAGATGCCTAAAAACCTTGCTGAATTCAAAGCAAGGATGCCTATTACATCAAACAACTTAGAGGTTCGTGCTGCTAATGACGCTGGAAACTTTGCACAATTAGCTGAGACTTTGGCTAAGAGTAAGAACCCAGCTATTCGGCGCATTGGTGAGTTGGGTCGTGGCGTAGCTACAAAGATTAAGCTGAAGAAGCCGGGTAACGTAGGTGCTGGTGTGGCTGGCGTGTACCGTTACGCTGATGACTCCATTCAGATGGCTAAGGCTTACGCTGGCGATGAGCACACAAACGCTCACGAAACACTACATGGATTGATCTCTAAGGCACAGCGTTATCCTACTGAGCGTCAGAAACCTATTGTTGAACAGATTGAAAAGCTATACAAGCACGTTAAGAAAGAACTGCGCCGTCAAGGTAAAGACTTCTACGGCCTGACTAACGAGCGTGAGTTCACTGCCGAGGCAATGACTAATCCAGAGTTCCAATATGAGTTAATGCAAATCTCCTATGGCGGTCGTCGCAGTGCATGGACAGCATTTACTCGTATGGTTGCAGAGTTGCTTGGTATTAAAGATGTTAACGCTCTTACCGAAGTTATGAACTTGGTAGACAGGCTTGCTCAGACTAAACAGCCTAAAGGTGTAAAAGTTGATAAGGGTGAAGTTGACTACTCAGAGATGACAGACCAGATGGAGATACCTAAGTCTGTTAGCGAGGTAAAGCAGAAAGTCTCTACTGCCTTACAGAAACAAAAGCCTCTTGCCGCTGAGACTATGCAGGGTGTAAACCAAGAGTTTACAGATGCGGCTAACCGTGTCTTCAAGCCACAGACTAGAACGATTGTTGAGAAGATTACTGACATGCAGGATCGTTTCTGGCAACGTCTGGCTCAGGGTATTGCAGACCAGTACAGAACGATCAAAGACTACTCGCCTGTCGGCTACATGCAAGCCCGTCTGTCTAAGACTGTTGACGGCGCTCTTGAGGGTATCTTGTTTAACGGTCATGTCTTTAACGACGGCGGTGCATTGAACATTAAACCCAACACCAAGGGTCTGATTGAGACACTCAAGCCTGTTGGCTCTGAGGTAGACCGCTACCAGATGTGGGTTGCGTTGAACCGTGAATCTAATTTACCTCCAGAAAAGAAATCACGCAGTCCTGACATGGACTACATGGTGGCCAATCGCAAGCAGTTGTCTGAAGGTACGATTAACGGCAAGCCCCGTGCTGAGGTCTATGCTGCTGTCCTTAAAGATATGAATAATCTAAACCGTTCCGTCTTGGATGTGGCTTTAGATCAAGGTCTAATTGACCAGTTCAGCTACGACAACTTTGTTCGGGATATTTACTACATTCCTTTCTATCGTCAGATGGAAGACGGTGATCTTCAGGGTGCTCAGACTTCAGCAGGTTTGACCCGTCAGCAGTTCTCTAAAGCTTTGAAAGGCGGAGGAGAGCGACCATTCGGTGACTTGATGGAAAACACTCTGCGTAACTGGAGTCATATCCTGTCTGCGTCTATGAAGAACCAAGCCGCTGTGACTACGGTCAAGGATGCCGAGAAGCTAGATGCCGTAGAGAAAGCCACAGAAGCCGGCCCAGATACCGTAAAGGTTATGGAAGACGGCAACCCTGTTTACTACACCATTAAAGATCCTCTCTTGCTTGAGTCGATCACCTCTATCGGATACATGGGGCCAAAGTCTAAGTTCCTTGATGTGTCTCGTGACTTCAAGAACATCTTGCAGTACGGCGTTACCATCTCTCCTGCGTTTAAAGTAAACAACTTGTTCCGTGATTCTGTTCAGGCTATGGCCGTGTCCGGCTTGAAGAAGAATCCTTTTGCCAACGTGGTTGAGGGCTGGGTAGCCACAGATAAGAACAACCCTGCACACATTTCTGCTCTGGCCGGTGGTGCTATCTTTAACTTTGGTACCGCTTATGAAGGTAATCAGGCAAAGTTAATTAAAAGATTACTGGCCAAAGGTGTTAAAGAGGCCGACATTCTAGATACACCAGACAAGATCAAAGCTGGTTTGGCTAAGCTATGGTCTGCATACGAAGATGCGGGTAACAAGTCTGAAGCTGCTAACCGCATGGCGCTTTACAACCAGCTACGAGAGCAGGGTCTATCTCACTTACAAGCCTCTTACGAAGCTCGCGACTTGATGGACTTCTCTATGCAAGGTTCATGGAGTGCGTTCCGTTACTTGACTCAGGTCGTACCGTTCATGAATGCCCGTATTCAAGGTCTGTACAAGCTTGGTCGTGATGGCATCGTACCTACTGGCCGTGTCCTGTACAACTCAATGACAGGTAAAGAGTTGGATCTGAGTGATAAGAAGAAAGCAGAAGCGTTCTCTATCATCTCTGGTGCTGTGTGCCTTGCCTCTCTTGCTTTGTACTATGGATTTAAAGACGACGAAGAGTACCAAAAGCGGGACAACTGGGATCGGGATAACTTCTGGTGGATCAAGTTACCCGGCATGGAAGCGGCTCTTCGTATTCCTAAGCCATTTGAGATTGGTGCTCTTGGAACTATTGCCGAGCGTACAGCCGAGCAGATCTTTGATGAGAATGCAGAAGGTAAGCAATTCACAGATGCCCTTAGCCGTATGGTGTGGGATACATTTGCGATGAACCCGTTGCCGCAGATCTTCAAACCTATTGTTGATCTGTACTCCAATAAGGATAGCTTCACCGGCTCACCTATTGAGACTGCGGGTATGGAAGCCTTGTCTAAAGCTGAGCGTAAGACAGAGAACACCAGTCCACTAGCTTTGGCTTTGGCTCCTGTATTAAACATAGCTTTGCCAGAAAAAGCAGAGTTAAGCCCAGTTCAGGTGGACTATGCTATTAAGGGTTACTTCGGCTGGCTCGGCGGCACAGCAGCTACCACTTCTATGTACGCTGTTGCCCCGTTTAAAGAGGGTGAGTACCCAGATACTAAGTGGATGGATAGAGCAAGTCTTGGATTTGTTAAGTCTCTTCCCGCTAACCAATCTTTCTACACCACTTCGTTCTACGAGAACAACAAACAGATTCAGCAAGCCTTTGCGGATATGCGTCATTACTCTGAGATTGGTGAGATAGATAAAGTCCAGCAGATTTATGAGGAGAAGGGTGACAAGATTGCATTACAGAAGATGTACACCCAGACATCTAAGCAGATGGCTAACATCCGTAAGCAGATTCAAGTGGTCACAGCAGACACGGGTATGGACGGGGCTACCAAGCGAGAGCAGATTGACCAGATGAAAGAGTTGATCTCCATGCTAGCTAAACAAGCTGAAGATGTTCGTAAGTCAATGAAGTAGAAAAATTAAAAGTTTTCTAGGAGGCGCTCTATGGTGACAGCTAGAGCGTCTAATTCATCCATCTTCTTGATAGCCCACATCCGTTTCTGGCCGTGCCAGCCCAAGACTGGGCCTTGGTGACAGGACTTACACAGGGCTACCACTGTGTACTGTTGATGTTGTTTAACGTGGTGAGCATCCGACGGGCCGGGTTCATCACAGACAGAGCAAGGTAGTTCCTTAACTCTGCCTATGTGAAGCCTGTGCTTGGCGGTTAGCTTATTGTTCACCCGACACCCTGTGCTCTAGCATGGCATCCGCTACCATGTAGGCATATTCAGCATGTCTACTTACTGTGTCATGCTGACGCATTAAAGAAGCCTGCATTGCATGTATAGCTATGTAGTCTCTGAGAGACATACCCTCATCAAAGGGTGCGCCGTGGCCAGTGTTGTGTATGGGGAAGGCCATCTTCCCGCCGTAGATTTCAGTCATTCTTTGTTCCTAAATTTATTAAGTTCTGCTTTTGCATCAAGCCACGGCTGAATGTAGACCATTCGTCTATCGTAGTTCTTATTCCATTCGTTGATGGCTATGAAAGGATTACGAGCGGCCTCCCACTCCTCCATCCAAATACTTTCTTGTACGGCCATCGCACGATGAGCATCGCCAACGGCTCGCTCTAGTTGTTCTATGTGTGTCTTTCTGTTCATCGCTCCATCCTTTCAAGCATCATCTCCTCCGCTTGGTCGTATGCTTGTTGTGCGTTCTGGTGCATGTCTTCTCCGCCGGCCAAGCCCATGAGGACAAAGGCTGCAAAGAAGTCAAGCATGGTGATCTGGTCAAGGGAGACGGGCTCCAACTTAACCAGACTCTTAACACCTTCAGGCTTTTTTCTTGCCATTGGATTTACCTTTTGTATTCTGAGAAACAATCATCTCTAAAAGTTTCTCGGCCAACAGATCGGCAACAGTATCACCGTTGTATGCAATAGCCGAAGCTAGTTCGTCTTCACTGATAACAGAGATCGCGTCACGGATACCTTTGTTGTATCCACCATTGAACTCGTCATCACCTTCGACAATCATCGTAATAGCATCACGCACAAGGGCGGAAGCCTTGCGCTGACCAGCGGCCAGCTTTAGTTTGTCGTACACCTCTCGCTTAAGATGTACTGAGTAAGGGACTAAGCGGTTATCTTCCATGCTGAAAACTCCTGTGTTACGCCACGTAGCTTTTCTTGAGCACGGGCGCTGTCTTTTATTTCTGTTCTTGAATTAATTTCCAAGTACTCTTTTAACCAACTGGTTGCTTCTTCTTCGTTAGCAATGAAGATGTGGCCACCGTCGTAGAGAAACTTGTGAAACTGGGGATCCCTACTGAGCATCCCAGCCATTCGAACGCCATCGTTAGAGTGCTCTTGCTCTCTGTTCATAGGGCGTTCTTCGTTGTTAAGTCGAACCATAACTACTTGGTATCGAGCACCAACAAAATCGCGTAGGATCTCCTCGGGCAAGTCGTCTGGGTGTATTGAGAGTGTCAATACGAACCCAGTCTTGTCTTGCTTGAGAGCTACCTTGACGCTTTCAAACTGGCTTGTTTGCATACAAAGTTAATACTTTAGTATTAAAAAGGGATGTCAGAGTCGTCTACTGGAAGCTTATTCTGCACGGGTGCATTAGTCTTCTTGTAGTTGTTGACCTTGATGCTGAAGAACTTTCCGAACTGTCCTTCTTTGATCCAAGCACCAAGCTTCATGTTGATAGAGTCAGCGCCCTCTTGACGGGCATCTTCCAACATCTCTTTGATAAGAGAGATGTCAACATCAATACTTCCAGTGTAGTCTGGTGAGTTGGGGTTGATCTTAGGCTGCTTAGCTTTGCCGAGCATTCCTGAGTTTGGGTACTTAGTAGCCATGATTATCCTTTCAGTTCTTCTTTACGGGTTTTGAATGCGCCCATGAGCGCGGTATATCTCTCAACGTCTTCTAACTTCAGACGATCAAAGATAATTCTGTTGTTGGTAAACAGCTTCATCACTTCAGCTTCGTTATGAGTCTCTGCTAGACCCATCTTAGTGATGTCTACTACTGCTGTGATCCAAGATTCTGATGAGTCTCCGGGTTCCTTCTCTACGATGAGGTGCCAAGACTTATCGTCGCGGCCTTCCATCTTCAAAGGAACTGGTGTCTTCTTAACTGGCTCTGGTTTAGGTTCTGGTTTAGGTTCGGGCTTTGGCGCTTCTACAGGGGGCGCTGAATCTATGGGATCCCCCTCGACTAGCTCCAAAGCGGCCATCCAGAGGTACCTCCGTTGGTAGCTCAAAACTGCGCCCAAATTTTGTATGGGGTGTGCTCCCTTGAGGTTGGCCTCGGCCATTGGGCTAGTAATCACAATGACTGTGCCGTCATCTACGTCGGTGATACATAGCTGTGCATACTCAGTGTTAAACGTCACGACACCGCACAGGCCAAGGTCGTTGAAGATGGTCTGAACGTGAGGGATAAAGTCACTCAACTCAAAGTATGAATAGCCGGCAAACTTATTGAGGCCAGACTTCTTCATCTCTGTGGATTGAAGCTTGACCCTCGCTTGCATTAGCTTTTTATGGACTGACATTTAGTTACCTTTTTTAAAAAATGAATTCATTACATCTTGGTAATCAAAGAACTCTTTGAAGCAGTCCTCGATAAACACT